TTGCCGCCGCTCTTGAGCCGTACACTTCAACGGAAACGCCACATTCGTGCTAGCACAGTAAAAGCGGGAGCAAGACTCCCGCACTCCAAAAGCATCGCTACGGGACGGTGACGAATGGTTGGCGATGGAATGCCGGGACCGCGTCGTCGAGAATATCGTAGGCATACGCATCGTAATTGCGCTCCTGCCGCTGCTCGCGATCGAATAGAGCGCGCTTCCCTGCTGAACGCGGATGGCGACGCGACCATTCGATGGCGCGGGCGATGTGCTCGGCGACTGTCGGCGTGAGCTGCACGAACTCGCCGCGCGGGCCTTCGAGCGTGAAGCAATGTTCATATTCGCCGCGCGCGGGATACGGGCCGAGCGCGGGGATGCTGCGGCCGCCTTCCATTTCCATCGTTTGCGCCCACCACATTCGCGGCGAACCGTACGTTTCGGGCGGCAGCCACTTCTCGATGTGCCAGCGATTCACCGCGGGATATTTCGGTTCCTGGCGGAGTTCGATTACTTCGCGCAGCAGCGAACCCGTAGCGGGATCGCGCTCCGCGAATTTTCCGCCAATCCATGCGAGCCGATTCCATCCCCACACCGCGCGATAGTTTGGTTCGCGAAAGCGGTTGGTGCAACCGGCCAATGCGAGACTATGCGCGACGCTCTCCGGAGCGTCGTGCGTTTCGCGCAGGATCTCAATCATCGGAGAGGACGTTGTTGTACTGGCGCAGCATGCTGCGCCGCTACAAGGGACTCGCATTCATTTCCTGGTTGGTGAAAAATCGAGCGTTTTCACGACGAATTTGTGCTCGCCGCAACTCAGTACGATCTCGCTGACTTTGCTGACCTGGCCTTCGACGATGGCGTCGTGTTCGCGCGGAACCATTTCGCACGTGAGCACGGTGCCAGGTGTAAGCTGCCGCGGCCCAGAATCGAGTTGCACTCCTATGTCGGGAGCAATCATCGGCCGAAGAATGGCGATGCCGTGCTCGTGATCCACACGCAGGAAGACGAAGAGCAGAGATTCCGTCTTGCTGCGCGCAGCGATGGCTGCGAAGAGCAAGAGCAACATTCCGGCGGTAAACGCTCTTCGCATTTCGTACGCAAACAGAAGCCCAGTCGTTTACACCTCGGTAGTAGGGGCGCAGCAATGCTGCGCCCCTACGAGGATGACCGAGGCAATGCAAGACGGGCACGGGTGTCCCGTGCCCCTACATGGTTGCGCCCGCTTACGATTAGTAGCCGCTTGGGCGCGCTAATGTGTCGATGAACGCGCCGGTACGCGGCGAGTCGTCCCACACCTGGAACGCGGTGTCGAAATAGAAGATGTAGCTTGCGGCGAGGCCGCCGCTGGCGCCGTAGATGGGGAACACGGTGTTGCCGTTGACTTCGTAGAAGTCGATGTCCTTCAGCACGGCGCGTCCCCAGTGCGAGAGGTCGAGGAAGTCCACGCGCGTCTGGTCGGCATTCACGCTGGACTTGATGGGGATGCCGCTCATCGTTTTGCGGCCACTGAAGAGCAGATCCAGATCGTTGCCGTCGCTGTTGCCGCCTTCCTTGATGATTTGGCTGACGGTGATGCCGAGATTCTCCCAGGCGTGCTCCTGCTCAACAGCCATGTAGGCGATGAGCTTGGCGACGTGGTTGATGCCCAGCGACTTGCGGACCTTATTGATGGCCAGGCGCACGTTGGAAGGCGTGAGCGCGGCGTTGACACGCGGAGTCTGCAACTGTACCGGATAGGTGGCGCGATTGAGGTTGAGCCAGGTGCCGGTGGTCGCGGCATTCTGGTGATACTTGATGCCGAAGAGCGAGACGGGCTGCGCGCCGCTGAGGCCGTCGTGCACGATTACATCGGTGGCGACGGTGCCGCCGGGAACGACGTCAACCGTGATGGTCTGCGCGTTGATGGGATCGCAAGCGGTGACGTTGCAGGTGCCACGGTTGGTGGTGAGCGTGGTGTCGTAGATCTGCACGGTCTGGCCCACGTAAACGAGCGCGGCGCCGCTGGGCACGGCTATGGTGAACGTGGTGCTGGCGATGGAGTTGATGGTGCCAAGCACGCCGTTGCCGGCGGTCTGCATCAGCTTGTCTAGGAATGCGCGGAACTGTTTCATGCCGTTAGCCACTTCGCGCTTGGCGGCGTTTTCGATGGCGCGTTCGCGGCCGGTGGTGGCGTACTCCACCAGCTTGGTGATTTCAATCGCGAAGCGGAAGAAAATCGGCGAGACCTGCGCGACATCGTAGGCTGTGCCGGAGCCGCGCCCGAGATCGCCGCCGTCCGCGTTGTACGAGCCGGCTTTGCCTCCCGGATTGACCTGCAAGGGCAGGCGCATGTTGCGGCTGGAAACTTTCTCCACGTCGCCGCGCTGCTGGATCATGGTGAGCAGAATGTCGTCGCGCTCGTAGAGCAGGGGCACTTTGTCGCGCACCTTTTCGAGCTGCAACGCGATGACATTCGCGTTTGCTTGTGCTGGCATTAGGTTTTCTCCTTAGGATTGTTGCGTTGGGAAGCTTGTAGTGGCCGGTCTTTAGACCGGCCATGGCCAATCTAAAGATTGGCCACTACAGATCGAGGATCTGTTCGTCGCTGAACTTGCGGTAATTGATCGCCTGAGACTTTGTAGCGCTGCCAGCCTGGCGGCGCGCTTGAGTCTGCTCGTTGCGAATCGGCTGCGCCGGCACCGATGCCAGCGCTACGCCTGCACTCACCGACGCCGCGTCCGCACGCTGGGTACGACCGCGATGCGCGGCTAGTGTGGTCTGGGTCCACTCGTTCAGGACGCGCTTGGCGGCGCCGGGGACGAGCTGTTGGGCGCGGTCGGAAATCAGCCGCACGATTTGCGCGCGGCTGTCGTTGTCGAAGCGCCGCGAAGACAGAATTTGCGCGACTTGCTCGCCGAGCTGGCGATCGCCTTGCAGCGCCTTCTCCACGTCCTGACGAACTGCTTGTGCGAGCCGCTGCTGTAGAGGCGCCGCATGCTGCCGGCCACCCGGGCCAGGTGCGTAATTTCTTTCACCGGCCGGTAGCGCTTGCTGCAGCGTGCGCTCGATCGCGCCACCGACGCTGCGTTCCAGGTCCTCATTTGCGGCGCGCTCCAATGCTGCATACGCTGCCACTTGCGCATCGTTGTGTATTGCGCCTGGCGCCGGCACATTCAGATGACTCTCTTGTAGCGGCGCAGCATGCTGCGCCGCTACAAGGGAGGTAGTTGCTCTTGTATTGAGGCTGCTCTCTGCTTCGCCCGAAACTGCTGACGCTAACCTCTTCTTGCCGTGGTTCTGTGGGCCTGCGGCTTCCTGCAAAACTCTTATTCCCGTTTCTACCATTTCGCGGAAGGCCGCGGGATCTTCTTGCAGCATGCGTTGCGCGAGCTGCACGCGCGAAGCGCTCATCTGCTCCGGCGAATTCCCTACCGCGCCAAAATACGCGCGATCGATTTCCTCGAGCAGGCGGCCGCGCTCGGCTGCTGCGCGCGCTTCGCTCACTCCACCCGGATACAATTCCTTTAGCGCGCGGGCATCTTCCGGACTCGCAAACGCCGCGCGATACGCCGCCGCCTCCGACCTCGCCTGCTGCAGGCCATCCCAAAACTCCCGCGCCTCTTCCCCGCCCCACGGATCCTGCATCTGCGCCGCCAGCCAAGCCGGTGGCTCCAGTGCCGCTGCCGATTGTGACCGTGCGCCTGCGTGTTGAACTGCCGGCTGGTGAGCAGTAACCGACGATGTCTGACTGACGGGCTCCGCTGCAGCCCCGGCGCTCCCGTTAGCGTTGACCGCAACTGGTTCGGTAGGCGCCACATCCCGCTGACCCACAGCTTCACTTTCGGGCGTAATCTCCAAAATTTGCTCATCGCTCAACGCGAACAAATCGTGCACGGAACTTTCGCCGTTGATTCCTGTTGTCGATGTGGCTTGCGAATTCATTTCACACCCAGCTTTTGCGAGGCCATGGCGCGGAGGTGGGCTTCGGCGTGGGCTCGTACATTGGCGAAGCCGGCTGGGTTGGTCATGCGGGCGGCTTGGCCGGCGTCGGAGTTGGCCCAGCGCTTGCACTCCTCGAATTCTACGGTGTGATCGTCGAGGAATTGATCGACGGGCACGGATGGCAGCACGAGGGGAAGTGACTGGTGACTCGCGACTGGTGGCTCGTGGGAACCCGCTCCACCCGGTTGGGGCTGCGGCCCGGTACCCACACCCGCTGCTCCGACTTCTGACATTGTGCCAAGCTGGGGCGCAGCTTGTTGCGCCCCTGCATCGGACTGAGCCGCCTCGATGTGGGCTGCGCCTGACGGGTGCAACGAAATCACGATTGGGGGGCTGGCCAGGAGTTGCTGAATCTCGCGCAACTGTTTGTTGCGAGATTCTTCGCCGGGGATCACTAGCTCAGTGAGCCCTAACACATTCTTGATGTAGCCCATGTTGGCGGGCTCGGTTAACGCGCGCTGGATCATGGGGTCGTTGATGCTGAACATTTGCTGCAGCACGCCGCGTTGTTGCGACTTCAGGCGAGGAAAGGTTTCGTCGGCTTCGGGGTGCACGCAGATGTTGCCCTTCAGGTCCGCGATGCGAATAACGTGGGAATCGAAAACGCCGTCGGGGCCGAGCAGCGGAATCTCCGCATCGTTCGGGCGATTTTTGCGGAAGACGTCGACCGAAAGCAGCAAGACGTCGGCGTAAAACTGTTTCATGCGCCGCCATACTAACCCCAGGCGGCCGAGCGCCTGATCGCGAGCGAGCGCGTAGCCTGACGCGGTCTTTACGTCTTCCATGTTGCCGCCGAAGACGGCGGGAAACAGACCGGTGAGAAATTGCGCTACCGGACCAATCAAATCTTGCTGATGGCGTAGCATGTCCGGAGGGACTTGCGCCGCCGCCGGCTGAAAGAATCCCGCTGCGAGCGGCTGGCCCGGGCGCGCGCGCGCTGGAAAATGCGCGGCCGGCTCAGCCACCTGATTCGCCAGCGCATCGAAGTCGAGCACTTGCGGGTCGGCGTAAATCGGCGGAATGCCGTACTCGTAGGTTTCGGCTTGCATGTTGGAGAGAACGTTATAGCGCTCCTGCACTTGCACCAGAGAATCGCCGACGCTGGGGCGATTCTGTCCGTCGCCGGGAAGAGCGTGCAGCACGCGCCAGTGATCGTCCATGGATTCGCTGCGCGATTCGCAGTATGCATCGCCGGCGAAGGCGACGTAGCAGCCATCAGGGAAAAGGGCGAGCAGTTCGGCGCGGACTTCCGCGTCTTCGACGGAGTAAAACGCCCACGGCCGCAGCCAGGTGCGATCGAAGGTGATCAGGTTCATCAGCGCGTCGCCGGGATGAATCGACGGCAGCCCTTGCTCGACGCTGAGGCGCGACACGCGAGCGTAGACATCTTCGGAGCCTTGCGACGGCGACGTTTCGATTTTGTCCGCCGCGTGCGGATACGCCGCTTTCAATTTCGCGCGATGCACTTCCGCCTGCCATTGTAGGTAGGGATACTCGTGCATCTCGTTGGCCCAGACAGGCGTGTTGAGCTCGAGGCCGCCGGCGATGGAGATGACTTCCTGGCCGTTGGGCACGCGGCGAGTGCCGGCAATGCGAGGCACGGTGACACGCTCGGCGCGCCGCAGATTCGAGTCGGACAATTCGGTGCCGCACTGCGCACAGGAAACCTTGCCAAGTAGGGGCGCAGCATGCTGCGCCCCTACCACCGAGGCGTGCTCCGCTTCGCCCGGACCTGGGGTTTCCGATTCTCCGTCACTCTGCGCGGTGGCTAATCCTGTTTCTTTCCCGCATTGCGGGCAGACGTAAACATCTTCGCCGAGCGGAATCTCAAGCGCTTCCAGAACGTTTTCTTCGTGGAACCCGAAGCGCTGCCCGTCGGCGACGTAGCGCACGTAGGCGCCGAGCTTGCCGTCGGTCCACAGGAAATAGCCGATGGAGGTGAGCAAGTGTTCGATGTGATTGTTCTGCTCGATGAGCGCGGCGACGTCGCTGGCCGCGCGCGCTGCGGAAATGTCCTCGAGCGATTGCGCCGACTGGGGATAAAAGCGCACGCTCGGGACGTCTTGGGAAAGAACCGCGATAAAAGACAGGCCGAAGCCTTGATAAAAATTGGTGACGAACTGATAGCGCGGCATCTCTTCGAGCGCGCGATCGTCGCTGAAGCGCTGCTCGAAGGGCAGGTGCCAGTTCATGTCGTTGGGATTCCACCAGGCGTACTGCAAGCCCTGCCAGAAAAGGCGTGCCTGGCGAATGCGCCGAATTTCGTGCCGCCGCGCCGTTACGCCCTCCTCGCGATATTGCCGCACCAGCTCGCGCAAAGCATGCACCAGCTTCGGCTTCAGGTCCTCAAGCCGCTCGTTGTTCGGCCCGAGGTCGATCGTGCCAAGTAGGGGCGCAGCATGCTGCCCCCCTACCGCCGAAGCGTTCGGTTCAGCGTTACGTGAACTTCCGTCGGCGGGCGCGATCGTGCCGGGCGCGCCGGTCCAGGTCTCAGTCGAGCTAGGGTCTATTCTCATTTGGATATTGTATCTAGTGAGTTAATTGTGCACCGTCTCGGTGCTCAGTTGCGTTTACGGGGAGTGCTCCCAGTGGGCGTACTGGACGCGATTGAGAGTCGCGGAAGGCTGCTTGCAGCCCCGGGAGTTCGAGTCTCCCACTCCCCGTACGGTGCTTTCCGCGAGTTTCTCGTTGACAATTCCTACGGCGGACGTATTCTCTAATTGCGACTCTCAATTGTGTCCAAAACACGTTTTGGGCGGCTCATTTTGAGCCGCCCTTTTTCTTTACTTCATTCCGTCATTGCTTCCTGCTTCCGCTTCTTTCCACGTTTGGATCTGGTGCCAGGAACGCTTGCGCAAGCGCGGTATCGGATGCGGCTTCGCCGCTTCGGGATATTCGACCGGCGGAAATCCGGCCGTGCCCAACAGCGAATTCGTCAGTGCGCGATTCTCCGCGCGCAGGCGCGCCACTTCGCTTTCCAGCAGGCCAACGTATCGGCCATGCAACCATCGTTGAAAGAAATCTTTCATGTGCTCTTTGCGGTCGTCGAAGCTACCGGCGGCGCGGTAGCGGTTTTGGCTTGAACTGCTTGCGCGCTTCGGATTCGAGGCGCTGGTAGTGAATGGCTTGCGATGTCGGATCCGTCGCTGTGACTTGGCGCGCGATCTGTTCGCCGAGGGGCATGCCGGTTACGAAGCGCGGCGAGCTTGGCGAATTTAGGGGCGGGGGTTGCCCCGCCCTGAGCGGCGCGTCATCACCTGGGCGACTTGGACCGCCGAAGCGAGTGAGCGCTGCCCCAACACCGGCGAGTCTTCCACCGGAGACCAAACCGTAGCGCGCGGCGTCGGCGGGATCGTCGCCATCCACCTTGCGAATGTCTTCGACGCGGCTATTGTCGCGCACCAACTGCGGGATGCAGTCGATCAGCTTCGCGCAATTCTCGGTGATGAGCCAGGAATCGGATTCGAGCAACTGATACATCAGTTGCCAGCCGCCGATGCGATCGTCATCCGCCGGCGCGGGCCGCGGCAATCCGCTCGCCGTGAGCACCTCGCCGAGCTGCTCGGCGATGGATGCTTCCGAAGTGCGATGCGCGAAGGCGTCAGGCGAAAGGAAAACGTCGCTGATGCGCTCGCGTCCGCTGCGCTCTGCAATTCCCTGCGCCAACATGCGCGGCGAGAGCCCGGACTGTACGAATTCTCTATAAGTGACGATGCGTGAGGGTGACTCGTGACTTGTGACTGGTGACTCGTGAACCCCACGCCCGCGCTGCAGGTTTTCACGAGCCACGGACCACGGGTCACGAGCCACGTTGTGCGGAACCGCGCAGTGCCAATAGACGGCGCTGGGGTGCTGAAATCCCCAGTCGATCGAAAGCCAGCGCGGCCACCACGCTTCGAGGCGCAACTCTTCGGCGCGTACGGTGTGGCGGCCGAACTCGAACACATCGAAGTATTGCCCTGCGAAGACGTTCCAGTCGCCATCGAGAAACGCGCGCCGCAAGTGTTCCGGCAGCGCTTCCAGCGTGCGGTGGTACGCGGCGTCGTTGGCGTAAATCGGGTTGTCGGCGAGCTTGGCGCGGATGAAATCGTAGTCGCGCGGGTCGTAGAGCTCCGGCCGATCGAATCCCGCCGGTGGTGCTTTGTCCACCCACAGCGCTTTGACCCACGCGTGCCCGATGTTGCCGGGATTGCTCGCGCCAGCCATGCACGCGAAACTCCGCGGCACCGGACAGCGATTGCGCGAAGTCAGAAACTGCCACTGTTTCAGCGTGAAATGCGTGAGCTCGTCGAGGCCAATGAACAGGAACTCCGCGCCCTGATATTGGTAGACGTCATTTTCATTGCGGCAATAGCCGAAGCGCGTAGTCGAGCCGTTGAGCCAGGTAACAACGTGCTTCGACTCGTTATAAGTTTTGTAGAATTTGCGCGGCACATCGCGGCGAAAATACGCGAGCAGCGATGACTCCAACTCCGGATATGTCCGCCGTAGCAAGAGCGAATCCGAGCCGGGAACATCGCGCGCCTGACGTATCGCCTCCCAAAGGAGAGCTTTGGTCTTTCCCGGGCCGGCAGCGCCGCCGAAGAGGCGATATTTCGCGCGACTTTTGTGAAACTCTTCCTGCCGCGGAAACGCCTTATAAGAGTCGCTGACTAGCAGCGGCCGTTTGGAAGTGCGTCGCACACATCCCTATTCAGCGGTAGATTTTTGTGAAACGCGCGCCAACAAACCATGCGGCCGCACTGCACAGAAAGCCGAGCTTCAATCCGAATCCTATGCTGCGCCAGGCGTTCAGATACGTGAGGACGAAGCCTGCGACGCCCAGGATCTTCAGGACGCGATCGAGGTAAACCGTTTGCGTGAGCTTCCCGAGCAAGCTCTGGCCTATGCTCAATGTATTCATTGCTTGTCCCTTTCCGGACCTGGCATATCGAAAATGATTTGCGTGGGCTCGTCGTCGGCTATGGCGGCGTGCTTGCCGTAGCGCAGCTCGCGCAGATAGGCGAGCTCGCGCTGCACAATTTTGTCGTCCTTGGAACTCAACAGGTCCACTTCCAACTGAACAAGGTCCACCTGCGTGTGTACGGCATCCACAAAGGCCTCCCCGTCGACCGGAAGCGGTTCGAGCCCCGGCACAACTTTACGCCGCGCGATTGCCTCGCTCGCCTCTTTCTCGTTCTTGTTGCCGCGGCTGCGGTGAGACCGGGAAGCGGCCCCTGCCGATCGAGACCGCCTCCTTCCGCCATGGGCCGGAGCCACCTCAGCGCACGCCTCGCGGTCCGCGCTCGCCGCGGCAGAGGATGCCTCGGCATTCGCAACGGAGAGTTCGCTCGCGTCGACAGACGCAGCCCTGCCCATCCCGCTCGACGAAATCGTGCCGCCATTCGCGCCGCTGCTTTTCGCGAGTAGCGCGCCATG